CCCTGCTCCGGGTTATCGGGACAAGGATTGACAACGGTAAGAAATTCTATGATACCAACCTCAATTTAACTTCCAACCGTGAGGACAATGAAAAGAGATGGATGAACCGCAACTTAGAGGTCGGATCTCGGGAGAACCTTTATGACTTCCAAGTTCCTTACAAGGATAACCGGATTTTTGTATCGGTCGAGACTCTGGTTGCCAACACCATCGGCAACATCCCTGTTCCGGTTGTCACCGAGTCGGATGATACTGACGCTTCACGCGAGCTGGCTGACAATTACGGTAAAGTTCTGCGCACTAAAGCCGAAGAACTGATGATCAAATCCAAATTACAGATGGTAGCCCGGCATTTACTCATGGGATATAGGACCGGAGTTATGAAGGCTTGGTGGGATTTCACTTCAGGCAGACTCAAGGATGACGGCACCATGACCGGGGATATCGCGGTCAATTGGGTCCGGCCCCACAAGATTATCATTGACGCTGACGCTACAGATATTTTTGACATTCCTCTTGTTGCCGAGTACCTCTCGGAGAGTGTGGAAGAATTGGGGATAAAGTTTCCCGACAAGAAGGACGCTATCTTGAGGGCCGCCGGGGGGAAGAGTGAACTCGACATCCTCGGAAAGAAGCTTACTTATCCCGAGGTGTGGTATACATATTATAAGGAAGGGCAGAAAAGGGAAGGTGTCTGCTGGAAGTACGAGTCCACTATTTTCGGGACCGGGGACAATCCTTATTATAATTACGAGACTTCCGACGATAAGACCAACTTTTTCCGTCATCCCCGGAAGCCTTATATATTCTTCAACTTTTTATCTATCGGCCGGTGGGTTTATGATGACACATCGCTCACTGAGCAAGCTGCGGAATTGCAGGATGTCTTGGAGAAGAGAGGCCGCCAGATCGTGGAGAATGCCGATCAGGCCAATTCATCCAAGGTCTGGAATACCCAGATGATTTCCGCTACCGAGGTGCAGAAGTATGTCAATGATCCCAGTCAGAATATCATGGTCAATGGTGATGTCAGGATGGCTTTTGCCCGGGTTCAACCTCCGCTTCTCCCTTCCTACGTTCTGGAGGATAAGTTTGACGCTAGGACCGAGATTGACAATATTTTCGGCACACATGCTCCACTCCGCGGCGAGAAGACTACCGCTCCCACATTAGGGCAGGAGGTCATGAGTCAGAGGTCAGACCTCGGACGGATGCAGCAGTTATCCGAGTCCATCGAGGCCGGGGCAGTTGAAGTCTACAAATACATGACACAGTTATATAAGGTATTCGGCACAGAGGAGGATCTAGTCCAGTATACTTCTCCTACGGGGGATACCACTTTCGTGCAGTTTTCGGGGGATAAGATTGAGGACGGGGTTAAGATTACCATTCAGGCGGGATCGATGACGCCGGACAACAAGTCCACTGACAAGACCGAGGCGATAGAGCTGGCCAAACTCGGTTCCCGGATCGATCCCTTAACTTTTGCCGAGAAATGGCACTTGCCTAATCCGAGGGAGTTTGCCAAGAGACTGGTCTATTTCATGTGGATGCCGGACAAATATATGGCCGATATTTTAGGAGAGGGGCCTACGGGTCAGGATCAGAGCGCACAGTCTGACATTCAGAGGGTCAACGCCGGGGAGAGTGTTCCCCCGCCCCAGAGTCCTTCCAAGGAGTATATCGCCACTTACGGGGCATTTGTGAGATCCCCGCAGTTTAAGCAGTTAGATCCTGAGGTACAGAGATTACACGTTGAACACCTCAAGGCAGTATTGGCAGCCGGTAAGACGGCTTTGGGAGTTAAACCTCAGGCAGCACCACCTACTGCTCCGCAACCGGGGCAGGGAGCATCGGGGATGGGATTCATGGATAAACTTAAGGGATTATTCGGCGGCGGGAAATAGACGTTTATTGTACCCATATGATATACTATTAACAGAGGTACATTAGACCCACTAGTTAGAAAGTGGGTTTTTTTTGTATAAAAATATGGTATTTTCAGAAAGGGTTACAGGTATAACCCAAGACAAAATCCTTCCGAAAGCGATAGACACGATTTTGGGGGATAATTTCATTACGTTTCGTATTATGTCTAATGCCCAAAAATGGGTCGGGCATCAGCTCCGCAGACCCATAAAGATCTCCAAAAGTACGCTTGGAGGTTCGTTCTCCGGTTTGGATACTCATAGTACGGCAACCGTGAATACACGGGTGACCGCTTACTTTGATTTGCGTGGTTATGAAGCTCCCATTGCCATTCCCGGCATGGAGAAAGCCGTTAACCGCACCGAAGCGGAAGTCATCAATTTAGTGCGTATTGAAACCGAAAGTGCTCAGGAGGATGCTCTTGACGATCTGGGTACCATGCTTTATGCAGACGGCACCGGAAATTCCGATAAGGATTTCTTGGGACTTGATGCATTGGCAGACGATGGAACAGCAGTCGACACTCTGGGAGGCTTATCCCGGACCACTTACGCCACATGGAAGGGTACACACACTTCCTCAGGCGGAACGTTGGATCTGGACAAGATGGCCACTCTGACTGCAGCCGTATCCGGCGGATCAGCAGTCAGGCAACGCCCGACAGCATTCGTTTCAGATCAGACCGTCTGGGATCTGTATGAGACATTCTTAAGTCCGGCGGTAGTTGCTAACTACAACGCCAACGGATTCCCGGTAGTCACCCGGACATCCAAGGGAGCTATCAGATCAGCTGAACTCGGCGGGAACGCCGGATTCACATCACTCACCTATCGGGGTATCCCGTGGGTAGCTGATGAAAAATCGACCGCCCATACGGTCTGGGCAATCAATGAGAACTACCTGCAATGGTACGGACTCAATGATCCTGACCTGAAGCCGATCAGTTTAGGTGAGGGAGAGATTGATGGAGTCTACAGTGAGATTCCTTCCAAAAACGTAGGATTCCAATGGACTGGGTTTATGCGCCCGATCAACCAATACGGTGAAGTCGCCCACATATACCTATTAGGTAACGCAGTTTCTTGGAACCCGAAACGGCTTGGCCGTTTGGATGCTATTACTGGAGTTTAATATTTCTTAAAAGGAGGAATATATGAAAGCATTTGGAGGAGCACCGGTCATTTACGATCTTGACGCTTTTTCCGAGAGTCAATATCAGCAACACGCGCTTGGTGCACGCGGAGAGACAGGAGACGGACGGGTTTTCCGATATGCCCAGATGGGTGAGGCAGTGTCCATTGGACACTTAACCCAATCACCGGCTATTGATACGGCTACCATTACGATGGCAGTTACAACTGCTGCAGCTATAGGGGCTAAGCAGATCGTATTCACGCACGGAGCTACAACCTCCGCTGCCAATGAATATGCCGAGGGGTATGCTACCATTTCTTACGCCACAGGCGTAGGACAGACTCTTAAAGTCGCATCCCATCTGGCATTTACATCGGCACAGACCGGTTGTATCGTCAAGCTGGAAGATCCGTTGCAGGTCGCAATTGACACCACTTCCAAACTGGATCTGGCTCATAATCCGTGGAATGGAGTCCTGATGGACACATCGCTGGTGACAGTTCCGACCGGGGCAGCCCTGCGGACTTTCACTTCAGCCTATTATGGCTGGCTGCAGACCAGAGGGGTTTGCGGAATCATGTCCGATGCGACTATCGCAGCAGGATATGCGTTTGGATTTGATGCCAGCGCAGCGGGTGAGATAGATGTTCCTGCTAATGACTTGCAGCAATTCGTAGTTGGAAATGCTATCCAAGCCGGAGCACAGAACTACTATCATCAGGTGTATTTGACAATTGACTGAAATTAAAAGTTTTACTATCGCCGTTGACGAGCAAAATTCAGGACGGAATAAGTGCAAAGGGTAGTTTTTGAAAGGCTCTCTTTGCGGGGAGCCTTTCTCGTAGGAGGTGATATACATGGAAAAGTCTAAGGACGCTCCGGTTAAAAAATCAGAACCGGAAGGATTCAGGAAAGGTTATGATGTTAAATGGATGAAGAAAGAAGGTCCTGTCCACCCGGATTACTATAAAGTATTCCCGGATGAGAAAAAGTAATGTTCGGGTTTCCTCTTTGAAGGGAGGTGAAATATATTATGGGGAGAGCAAGTAGTTTTATACCAGCTTTGAAATATGGGCACAAGATTTTCCCGGAGAATTTAGCCGGAATGATCGGACAGCCTGTGGTGGGTAACGTATTTTACGTTGATGCTAATGCCGGAAGCGACACAGCTAACGCGGGTAAATCTTTCAAGGATGCATTCAAAACTTTAGGCGCAGCTTATGCCGCGTGTACCAGTTACAATTATGATGTAATCATAGTTGCTCCTACTGCAAATTCGGTAACGGTTGAAGCGTCTATAGTTTGGGCTAAAAGTTTTATTACCGTGGTAGGTGCTACGGCTCCGATTCACAATGCACAAAGGGCAAGAATCGGTTTCGGAAGTGCCGCAGCTACACCTTGTCTTAAGATTACCGGAATCGGAAACAGATTCATCAATCTTAAGTTAGTAGTTGAGGAAGACGTCAATGTAATGGTAGAGATAGCAGCAGCAAGAAATTATTTCCAGAACGTAGATTTTGCAGGAATCTGCAATGCTACTACCGGAGATGATACTGCAGCCAGAGTTGTTGTGATTGACGATGACTGTGGGGAGAACTATTTCGGAAACTGCGTTTTCGGAGTTGACACTGTGTTGAATTCAGTCGCTAACGCTTTGGTAGAAATAGTTGGTACATCTTCAAATGCCAGAAATATGTTTGAGGATTGTATCTTCAGGATCGTATGTGATAATGCGGGTCCCAGATTCGTATTGTTTACAGGATCTTACGCTGCTGAATGTAGTCAGATATTCCGAAGGTGTTTGTTCTTGAATACCAGAGGAGGCACTACTACGATGACAGTCGGAATGACAATTCCGGCATCTACAAACGGCAAGATTATTCTTGACGGATGTGGAGTTATCGGAGTAACGGATTGGGCGGATCTGTATACAAGTCTGTATTGTTACAATCAACCTGATGTGGCAGCAGCTAATTCTGGATTCTTGGAAATAGTAGCCACTTAGTATTCTCGAGGGATACACAAAGAGGGACTCGCAAGAGTTCCTTTTTGGTGTTTATGCTATAATGTATATATGCCAAAAGTATCTGCTAGTTTCTACAGGGATGCCAATCATGTTCCGGTGTGGACTGATGGCTTTATTGCCAAGAAGAGTGTTACTTTCCTCGGTGCTACAACTGACGCTTGGGGTAATGACGGCGGGGCTTTGGATAATTCAGCATTATTTACAGTCACCGGAGTTGTCCGGGCCAGAGTGTTCGGAGTCTGTTCAACTAGTTTGGCCGGTGCAGGTACCCATGCGGTGGGAATTGCAGGGGCTACCACTATTTATCTTCCTACGGAGGCAGCCACTGATATTAACGCCGGAGATCTTGTTGCCAACAATGCCACAGTGGGGGCATATCTTATCTTAGGTGAACAGGCGGCTGCAGCAGATAATTTTCCCGAATACGCTCTTAATGGTCAGGATATCATTTTGACTATAGCCGGAGGAGCCAACATAGAATCTGGGGTTATAGATTATTACTGCCTCTGGGTTCCGTGGAGTTCAAACGGTAACGTAGTTGCTACTACCACTTAATATGCCGGACATATATACACACAATTTCGTTTTTTCCACAAGCGATGGGGGTAAATTCCTCAAGGGGGAGTGTGAGTTTAATACGGATAACAAACTATCATTTAAGTTTAATTCATTTTCCGAGCCTATTTCCGAGGATACTATCGGACTTTTTACCGAGTTTATGGGCTTATGTCACAAGATATTTAATTCAGAAGAGGGAATTGTTAAGCTATCCATAAACAAGAAAGAATAACGTGGGTAAATCTTCGGCGGGATTAACTAGTCTGTCCTCTATGCCTCAGTCAGTTCAATCTGATATTCCTACCAGTTTTCAGGATTCAGATCATAAACAGGAGCTGGAGGGAATGGTGATGGAGCTGGAGTCACAGGTCAGGGTCAAGCGCAAATTAAGGGAAGAGTTACTTTCGGAGGTCGATAAACTACAGGTGATGAAATCCGAACAGACCCGGCAGATACAGATGGAGATGCGGGATCTCCGTAACGCGCGGGATAAGCTGGTCAAACAGGTCCGGGTATTTGCGGCTCTCTATTTTTCCTACAAGACCGGCAAAGAAAGGGCGATTGATGCCATTGCCGACTATTCCGACAAGGAATTCTTTTCCCTTACGGAATATGCCAAGACTATCAACGCTTCCCTGAAGGCCCAGCAGGACAAAATTGATGATAATTACGCTGAATTGTCCGAAGAGGAGGATTTTGTCACCGGTCTGACAGATTATCTGACTGATTTTGCCCAATTTTGTGAGTCTACGGCCTCATCAAATGCCACAGAACGGCTGGAAATAGATAAGATGGTCAAAGATACCGCTTATTTGAATCAGCAGTCAAAGAATTCATCCGAAGAGGTTAAAATCCGGCTCGACCATGCCAAGAATATGGAGAACGAGGCCAAGATCCTTAAATCCGAGACACTTAAGAGTCGTAAGGCTGCGGCAGTTCTGGAGAAAAGGCTCAGTTCCGAGGTTTCCCGACGGGAACGGGATATAAAACGGCTTTTGGGTGAGATTTCTTCAAAGGAGAAGAATTTCTCCACTATCAAAAAACGGTTAGAAGACCGCGAGAGGCGGATTTTAGATCGGGAGGAAGCATTTATCCGTAAGGAGGCTGAGATCAGTAAGGCTTTACAGTTTTATCGTAAGTATCGTAATAAGATAGCGTGATATAATTGTAATATGGCAGGCAAACGTGATTCTAACTTCATTGTGGTCGGTATGGGTCTTTCCAGCGTGGATGGTGTTACTCCTATTCCTATTACCGTTGATGCTGCTACAGGCAGACTTCGGGTAGTAGATTCCGGTTGTGTTTCTACTATTCCTGTTCCCCGGACTAACGCTAACCGCGATGCTAACCGTGAGTCTGTGATTATGGGTCAGGATTCTACCAGTAATGATGCGGTTCCTTTGACTGTCGCTGCTGCTAACAGCGGTCTGATGGTTGATCCTAACTAATATGGCGAACGCTAAACGTGATTCTAATAGGGTTCCGGCGATGATCGCCGAGACAGATGATGCCAATCGGACACCTACTCCGCTATTGGTAGATCCTGTTACCAAGCGGCTTTTGGTTGATGGAGCCGGTGGACCTACAGGTGCAACTGGAGCTACTGGAGCAACTGGAGCAACAGGAGCTACTGGTCCTACCGGTCCTACAGGGCCTACAGGACCAACTGGAGCAACGGGAGCTACTGGTGCAACTGGAGCAACAGGAGCTACTGGTCCTACCGGTCCTACAGGGCCTACAGGACCAACTGGAGCAACGGGAGTTACTGGTGCAACTGGAGCAACAGGAGTTACTGGTCCTACC